CGCGTCTTTTTTATCGTCTGACTCTAGACCTACCACGCATTTGGGGTGGAGGCTGGGTCTTAGAACGCTCTTTTCCTTTCCTTCTAGGGGGTTGTGCCGGTTTATTCCAATCTACTTGGCTTATTCCCGGCCCCCATGAATTTGGTGGAGGAATGGCATTCTTGACAGTTTTTGCTTTTTTCTTTCTCGGTTTTTCATTATCTTCCATAGCTTGACTCAATCCACTTACAGCCATCCCAATCCCTTTAAGAGCTGGGTGGGGGAGTGTAGAAAGAACAGGACCAATGTACTTAGCTGCAGTTCTAGCTGCATCATAAAACCAATCACCTAAACCATTCTCTTTTACAGGAACGGCAACAGGGAGGTCTGAAATAACTCTTGAATAAAGGTCTAAAACATCTGGATCATACTCTGCTGACAGTGTCGCCAATGGCAATACTTCTTTGTCATCAGGTCCAGGAAATTTTTCCATAAAAGCAACTTGATTTAAAATCAAGACAGTTTCATCAGAAAGTCCACTATAAATTTCACCATGAAGATGAAAATTATGCACTCTAAAACCAGGAATAGTCCTGTATGTGCTTGTACCAACTTCTGCTCCTGGCCTAGGGCCATAAACATTTGAAGTGGCTATAAGACCTTCTGAATCATATGATCCGGAACCAGCAATAACAGGTGCTTTCGGTGAAATCAAAGTAGCAGGATTCTCAATATTATGAAAAGCAGCAACAGAATAAGATCCGTCTTTAGCCTCCCACTGTCGAGAACCACTTAAAAGTAAAGCTTCACTTTGAGTTGCAGGTGGATACCTAACTAAAGGTCCATCGAAAGAACACCATGTGCCGTCAGTAGTTGAAGCATAAATCCAACCAGTGTCCGAATTTTCATTTGACATCATTCTGTAAACTGTAACTGACCCCTGAAGGTTGATTTGAGCAGTCGTATTATGAACTTCGTGACCAAGTCCAATAATTCTAACTAAACCATCAGTATAAACACTATCTAGATCTATACGACCCATGATAGCACAACCATTAGCACCAGCAATGTCAAGTTCTACTCCTTCAGGAACATAGTAAGCAGTCAACCCGCCTACAGGTTCCAAAAAACCAGGAGCAACATAACTTTGCGTAAGCACATTACCTTGTCTACTCATTTGAGAATAGTTACCCGCACCCAATGCACCTTTTGTTGCTGTCATCCATGGCCACTGAACAATATGACATGTCCATGGACCAGCAGGTGCTGTGGGGGGTTTACGAAGAGTAATAGATTGTTTTATCGTTGAAACAACACTTGCTCCAGACTGAACATCAGGCCAGCCAGATAGTTCTTTCAACGGTTTATCATGGAAAGGATCGATTGCACACGTCAACCAATCTTTTCCCTGGATACTAATCAAACCTTCATTAGCCATCATTGACAAAATTTTTTCTCCTCTTGTAACTTTTACAGCCATCAGAAAACTTTTTAAAATTTTCATATTCATGCATTATTTAATTGTTTTAGGGCAGTCGAGAAAAGTTAAAACTCGACTCCAATATTCCAATGGCGGGACGAGATCACTCAGAAAGCGAACCCATCCG